AAGTATGTTAAGTTTGGTGTCGGTCAACCAATGGGTAGTAAGTTATCTTTTATACTTGCATCCGCGACTCACCATATGTTCATCTGTTACTCCTGGGACCAGATCCGTAAGGATCGGCCCCTGAGTGATGTTCATGACCTCTATGTTATAGTCGGTGATGATCTGGTTATATTTGACGAAAGTCTATACAATCAGGTTACCACAAATAACGACATAATTGGGGTTGAAATTTCGATTAACAAATCGAAAATTCCCCTAAAAGGACAGAACTGAGCAGAATTCTGCTCACGTTCCTTCATGAATGGGGTTGATGTTTCAAGGATCAGTCCGAAGGTCATCAACTCAGCTTCAAAAAGCTGAGATGACGTTCCACTCCTTCTCCAAATATTAAAAGAGAGAGGAGTAGAAATCGACAAAGATGTACTACCCACCCTCCGAGTCCTTTCTAAAAAGGACAAAGAAGGTGTAACCTATCTTCAGCATCTCAAAGATGCCCTTTTGAGCCGAGTTTATGGCTTACAAGGACTCTACGAGATAGGTGAGCTAATTGACGGCCGAAATAGTTGGGCCGAATTAGACGTAACCACCTCCGATATTGCCGCAGTAGCTCTAAATTATGCTATAGCGAAATCGATCAGAGTGCTAGAAGATACTATCGAGTACTGCCTAGGAAAAAGAAAACTTCCTAGGAAATACTATAGGCTTCCGGATGAAGAGAAATACAGCAAAGATGTTGAGACCAAAATCTCACACTTCGCGTTCTTCGATTCCACAAGTACTATTGATAGTTCAAATGTTGAGAGCAATCAGATTTCAAAAGAGAAATCCTATGTTCTCACCCTTGCCTCGGATCCCGAGGTGAGGCCCAAGGACTGAAAATACGATATACCTCATCCCTCCTCTGTAGCTGTGATAATGCAAATTAAGAGCATGTTTCAATTTCTCTTAGATTGCGTACCAAGCTATGATGGTGACTTAAATGATGTTGATAAAATCTATACAGAGTTTATCTACAAAATCGGGACTAATGTACAATCGATCCTCCCTAAGGAGGCCGAGAGTCTAATTATCCGTGGTAAAGGTTTAACCCAATACTACAAGCACCAATCATTCTTCTCACGAAAGCTGTTAAAGGCTTACGACGAGAGGAAGAGAAGCGGGGTGGACACTCTGGTCTTTAAAGACATAGAGTGTTCATTTAAACTACCAGATAGATCTCGACCGATTCTTCAAAATTTATTTGAGAAGGATCTAAATCCTGATAAAGCGATTCCTGACAGTCATGTCACGATCGACATCATGTTCGGGCTCGTCTTTGGTGAAACCAAAGAATGAGCGAGCTAGTAAGTGAAGATAGATCTGTACTTCAGAACCTTGTTCTCTACCTTTGGTCGAGACTTGGTCTAGGGGAG